TCATGATGGGTGCCAGGGTGGCGACAATCGGTGTGAATGCAGATTGTCAATCTCACCTTTAGCCCACTGTACTTTGCCACTGCGAGTTATCCCTGAAACGTGTTCAGTTTGCGAAGTCTCATAATATCCACAGGCTAAGTGATCAACCATTTGACGTCTGGCTGCTACAACGGACCAAGAGTTCCAAAAATCATCTGTTTTGATTGCAATATTCACTGCTCCTTCGTGCTGCACACTTGGATAAGCGATTGCAGACAAATGTGGGAGCTTTTCAAAAAAAGATTTTGCGATGTAAGATGAAATTCGATACCCGTCACGGTCTTGTGTTAATTGCTCAAATAGAAAAGCATCAGTTATAAGAAGAGCTTTCGCATGATTTGGATTACAAGCATTCAGCATAGCGTCGAAATCAGCGGCCTCTTTACCCTTTAGAAAACGGCCGTGGCCGCGCTGTATCAGCATGATTTCGCCTATGGGTGCAACCCGGCATGCCAAGCCCTCGCGGATTTGCAATTCAACTAGTAATGCAATATTGCTATCTATATTAATTTCACGATATGCAGTTTCTGCTCTATCAGCCACATAAAGAACGGGAAAACCTTCAGGATTAACTCGCCCGGCCATCGCATTACCATCAATTTTCCATAGAAAATCCTGAATTGATTCAGGATAATAATCACCATCAATTTTTCTTGCACGTTTAAATACGAAGGAAGATGAAAATTTAATATTAAAAATCACATGAGCTTGAATTAATTCACTTATAAATCGATGCTTAGCATCAAGTGATGAAAGTTCAAAATCATTAATTCTTGCAACCAAATAATCTAATGCTAAAGGAGGAAATTCTTCCGTTATAGTTTTCATGACTAAGTTGCTCCTTTTTTTAAAAATTATAATCCATTGTTAACACCACTTTACCGGCAGCCTTTACCTCTTCAATGCCGCAAGTAAAATTATTACCTTTAGCCGTCACGCTAATCCTTCGGCCTGGCAAAAGAGCTATGTCATAAACATCATACTTATCATCAATACCTAGCAACCACCGGCCGTTGCTGATGCCCGTAATATTTAGATCAATGATCCATGCCCCAGTATTACTTGTAATAAATACTGGGTTATTGAGTAAATGTTGAATAAAGCTTAAATCACCCTTCCAGGTTCCCGCGTCTTTAAGTACACCTGCTTCCAAATTCTTATGTGGAATATGTTCGCCATCATTATCTTTTTCGCAATTACTACTTTGACTCCCCTTCCCTGTTGCCAGCCATCTTAATGACGCGCCAGTATCGAGAGCACATGTCACAACAACATCGCCTGGGAAATAGTTTCTGCGTACCCAAGTGCTGACTGTACCTGATGAAATTCCGAGCAAATCACAAAGCTGTTTTTGAAGGGTAAAGCCGTAGGCGTCCATTATGCGGCGCAATATAGGCTTGCCGCCATTAGAGGTGATCTCGTTGTAAAGTGCTGCACCTTTAAGAGACAGAGAATCAGTTACCTCTTCAAAACTTGCATTTGCAAACTTACCAGTAGTAAGCCAGTTGAGATTGCTATCTGTGTCCAAAGCACATTTCACGAATGCACTGCCGGGAACGCTATTACGCTGTACCCAATTGCTCACGTTCGCCGCTGGTACTCCTAGGCATTCAGCTAAAGCCTTCTGAGTAGTAACGCCATAGGCAGAGCACAGACGCTCAACAATTTCTAAGGCTGAACCTTCGCTAAAATCCATATACCACCAAATAAATAAACAATTGTTGTTTTAAAAACATTATTTGTTGATCTAGGATGTAGCACACCACATGAAACACCGTAGAACAAAACGACTCGAAGGAGATACTGCGTTATGCATATTGAAAATGCAAACAACCAGAACGCATTTGACTTAGTACAATCTCAAGATTTTATTGCGAATGTCGCAGCGATTTTGATGCCAGCCATCAGTGACGCGGTAAACGACGCCGTAAACAAAGCCGTCACGCTCGCCACATCCCCAACAATGTCTAAGCAAGACTTTGCTGCAGCCAACCGCATTAGCCTGTCAGTGCTGGAGAAATGGATTGCTAACGGGGTTGTACTACTCGCACCTACCCCATCTTTCACGTATACGCAGAACCGCACGAATCGTAAGACAGGCGAAGTGGTAGAAACCACCATGACGAAACATGGCAATCCACTTATCAATGTTGCTGCATGGCGTGAGAAGAACCGCCAACAAGCAATCAAATGCCGCTATATCAAACCATAACTTGATTTTGCAAGTTAAGAAGGATCTGAGCATGTTTGATTTCAAGGTTTCTACCCATACCCATTACGACGATGCCTGTCGCAAATTCGCGTTAGCTCACAACATGGAAGACGTCGCTAAGCAGTCCGGCATGCGTGCGCAAACGTTGCGTAACAAGCTGAATCCAGACCAGCCACATCAGCTTACCGTCTTAGAGGTTTTAGCCCTAACCGATGTCACTGAGGATGCAACGTTGGTTGATGGCCTGCTGGCGCAAATCCAGTGCCTCCCCTGTGTGCCGGTAAATGAAGTCGCGGATGAAAAATTTCCCCTTTATGTCATGAAAGCTACTGCAGAAGTGGGCCAGTTAGCAGCAGGCGCAACCTCTACAGAACCTATGACAGCCAACTGTAAACGTGGCCTTCTGCAAAACGTTAATAGCGGTATTCGCTGCTTAACACTGGCTGCAATGGCGGTACAGGCGCGTATTCAGTCTAACCCGGCACTGTCCTCAACCGTCGATGCCATCAGCGGAAGGCCACACAATCAAGATTGGAGAGCTTTCTTACTGGAGCGGAACAAGCGGCTATCTGTTCCATAGACGTCGCAAAAATGCCGCCCCATTAAAGCGCTTCAATGCACTAGCGAGAAAAAGAGGCATACAGTTGCCTGATTAATAAAACGGCAGTCGGACTAATCTGAGCCGCACGATTGTTTACGATTTTAGTTCATCATGACACTGTTTATACATACAGTACATTTTGACTAAAAGGAGTTAATCATTTGATGAAAATAGATAATCTAAGTGAAACGGTTGCACGCATTCAGTTCATTGCTGACGTATCGCTGATCGCACATTGCAAAGAAGATGAATTAAAAATGGCACTGTCGATGATTAGCGACATGGCAGGGACAATCGACACAGCTATTTTCGAAGCCGCTATTTACTGCCAGGCAGAATGATTAATTGCCCCTTCCCTACCGTTCACTAGCCACCTTTAAGGTGGCTTTTTGCTTCTGCATCAAAGTGCATATGCTTGCATTAATCCGCATGATCCAAAGTGGATCGCTAAGCGTCTGTAAGACCAGAGCTGGCGCGCTCAGAGGTTGTACATGCAAATGCATGAAAAGCGATACATAAAGCGGGCAGGCGTGGCGGGGATAGCATTGCGCGCGAGGGGTACAAACATGCATGCGGAGGCTGCGCCAGGGGCACGGAGGGGCACGCAATGGTTTGATGAGATTGAACTGGTGAAGAGGATTTGAGCCTCGCAAATCGGGCCTGAGAGCGGCAGATGAGGTATGGCACTGATCGGAATTAATATGATAAATTTTTGACCAATACGGTTAACCATGTAAGGGAATAATATGGATACAACTGAGCAGTTAAACGGGACTTACTTCTATGGCGGGCTTACCAACCTTTCCCCGGCAGAGCTTTATTTCTGGATTATGATTGATGTGACCGCTGAGCATTTTAGCGGTGCAAAGGATATCATAGCCATAGCTGCAATTTACTCGGGACAGAATACGATTGACGTGTCAGGAAAGTTAAAGGGTGCCTGGAAAGGTACCTCTTATGCCTCGGTGTATTCTCGCAAGCTGTTGCGCGATTACCGTCTCCCGTTCAGGTTGCCTACGTGGATACAAAACCCTAAAAAACCATTCCAAATTAAAATGTTGATGACCCATAAATTGGGTACTTTCGTCGGTCGCACAATACCGGTTTTAGGATGGGTAATTATGGCCGCTGATGTGGCGGAGATAGGCTGGAAAACTACGGTAAAATACAACCTTATTGCCCATAAGGACGACAGAATATGGTAAGTGAGGATATAGAGAAGGCAGTATTTGCGCTGGTTGAAGATTATAACGGCAGAAGCTTGTTTACATTAAAACGTTACAAGCTTGAGCTGGACACTGATCTGAACAACGACTTTCGCATGGATCCCATCGACGCTTATGAATTACTTGAGCGGTATGCTGACAGTTTTGGCATTGACCCCGGCACCATCTCTTTTAACGACTATTTCCCGGAAGATTTCACCGCACCGCATGATCCGCTTACTCTCCGTTTGTTGGTTGAGTCTGCACAGGCCGGGCGCTGGTTGGGTAAATAACTAACGCCTGCACAGGCAGGCGTTACATCTTCAGTTTGTTGCCGCTTCCAGCGAATAAGGGCGGAAGGCGATCACCTCTTCGCCCAGCCAGTTATTGATTTTCTTCAGACGTTCCTGCAGCGGTGTCAGTTTGTTACGCACAAACACCTATGCCGCTTTCACCGCATCACCGAATCCGCCGGAGTTGTCCGGGATAATCCCCATCATCTGCGGCGGCACGCGGTGTGCGCTTAGCAGGTCGTCGCGGCTGGCCTTCTTGATGTTAAAGAAATCGTCCTTCGTCGCTACCTCGCTGAGCGGCAGAATCTTGATCCCGTCCGGCTTACCGTTCGGCGCGTACATAAACAAGTTGCGGAAGTTGCCGATCCCTTTCGTGTCGCGCATAGCCTGGCACATCCGGGCAACGTCGCTGCTGCTCTGCGCCGCGTCGGTCATATACAGGATGTAACCGGCGTGCGCGCCGTTCTGATAATACTTGCGGCGGAACAGCGTTGCCGCCTCATTCAGCCATGCGGAGTTAAGCGCGCTGAGGTATTCCGGCAGGCCGTACAGCTCCTGATTGATATCCGGCTCCAGCAGATGAAACACGCTGCCGGCCGAAAATTCGTGCGGCTCCTTCCAGTCATTCACAAACCAGTAAACGCCATCCTTCACGCCTCTGCGGGTGAATTTGGCCGGGGTGGTTTCAAGGCGCAGCGGCTTACCCAATCCATTACGGCGCAGCTCGGCAAAGGCGTTACCGAAGACCAGATAATCCAGCGCAAACTTGCTGAACTCCTGCTGACTCATCATTGGGTGCGGGATGAATGTTGATGCCAGAATGTTGCGCTTTACATAAATTGGCGAGCTGTGATGCACGGCCGCACGCAGGCTTTTCGCCAGGCCGTTAAAGCTGACCGGCGGCTCAAACCAGCGCCCGTTACCGATGCATCAGCCATCAGCCCGTCGCCCGCCGTTGTTACCGTGACTGTGCTCGCGCGTGAGGGCAACGGCGTGGCCGGTGATGATTTGCTGGCCGTGGTTAACGCTGCGCTCAATGACGAAGACGTGCGCCCGGTTGCTGACCGGGTGAGCGTGCAGTCAGCGAAGATTGTTAGTTACGAAATCGAGGCCGAGCTTTACCTCTATCCGGGGCCGGAAGCGGAGCCAATCCGTGCCGCTTCAGAGGCAAAACTCGCCGCCTTTGTCAGCGCACAAAAGCGTCTCGGCCGTGACATTCGCCTGTCTGCGCTGTATGCCGCCATGCACGTTGAGGGCGTGCAGCGCGTCAACCTTATCAAGCCTTCCGCTGACGTGGTGCTAGACAAAACCCAGGCCGCTTACTGCACAGGATACGCGCTGACCGTGGGAGGCTCGGATGAGTGATCGCCTGCTGCCGACCGGCTCGTCAGCGCTTGAGGTTGCTGCCGCCGAGGCTCTTGCAAGCCCCGGTACGATGAGCGTGCCGCTGCGCCAGTTATGGAATCCGCAAGCCTGCCCGGTTGAGCTTCTGCCCTATCTGGCGTGGGCGTGGTCAGTTGATCGCTGGGATTCAGCCTGGCCGGAATCAACAAAGCGCGCCGTGGTTGCCGCCTCGCAGTACGTGCATCGGCACAAGGGAACGATTGGCGCTATACGCCGCGTCGTTGAGCCTCTGGGCTATCTCATCAGAATCATTGAGTGGTGGAAAACCGGCGAAGCGCCTGGCACGTTCCGGCTGGATGTGGGCGTACTCGATACCGGCATTACTGAGGAAATGTATAACGAGCTTGAGCGCCTGATAGCCGATGCGAAGCCCTGCAGCCGTCACCTTATCGGCCTGTCTATCAATCTTGACGTGAACGGCGCGCTGCCGGTTGCCGTTGCCAGCTACAGCGGCGACGAGCTGACCGTTTATCCCTATACCCCTGAACTTATCAGCGTCGGCGGGCCGGGTTATTCCGGCGTGGCGGTGCATCTTATTGACCTGACGGAAGTGAGCGCATGACGACAAAATATTTTGCCCTGCTGACCAATCAGGGCGCGGCTAAGCTGGCGAACGCCGCCGCACTCGGCACGAAAGTAAACATCGCCTCGATGGGCGTCGGCGACGGTGGCGGCACACTGCCGACCCCTGATGCGGCACAGACAAAGCTCATTGGCGAGAAGCGACGCGCGCAGCTTAATTCGCTGACCGTTGACGCGGCAAACAGCAGCCAGATTATCGCAGAGCAGATTATCCCGGAAAGCGAGGGCGGTTTCTGGATCCGTGAAATCGGCCTGTATGACGCTGACGGCGTGCTGATTGCCGTTGCTAACTGCCCGGAGACTTACAAGCCTCAGCTGGCCGAAGGAAGCGGCCGGACGCAGACCGTGCGCATGATTTTAATCGTGAACAGCACAACCGCCGTCACGCTGAAAATTGATCCGTCAGTGGTGCTGGCAACGCGTAAGTATGTTGATGACGCTGTGATCGAGGTGAAAGCCTACGCTGACGAGATGATGGCAAAGCATCTCAAAAGCGCTAATCCGCATGGTCAGTACCCGTTAATTGAAAACGCATTAAAGGAAATGGCCGATGCCGGGCTGTTGCCTGACGTTCTGAAAAATCTTGGCATCAGCGATAAGTTTTCCGGCCGTTTTATCGGGTACCAGATTTTCACCACGCCCGGAGCAGTTAACTACAAACCCACGCCGGGAACGAAACAAATCAAGATTATCCTGACCGGAGGTGGTGGCCGGGGTTATGGTTATCTTGCCTGGGGATCGAGTTATGTTTCCCGTGGTGCGGGCGGGGGAGCAGGCGGAACGGTAATCGCTTGGCTGAACGTGGATGAGACAAAAAATTATCCTGGCGTAGTCGGTAGAGGCAGTAACGAAACCGACGGCGCGACTAGCAGTACCTTTAACGGTCAGCTGACAGCGGGCAATGGCTATAATACGACTTCCGGTGATGCCGGTGGCGTTGGCGGCTCGGCCATAGGCGGATTGTTAAATATACAGGGGGGTGATGGCAGCGACGCGCCCGGACTGATTACGGCCTCAAGCAACCCTTACCGGGGCGGCTCTGGTGACGGCGGCGTCAGTTACTGGGGCGGCGGTAGCCGTAGCGGGGAAAGCTCATCATCAGGCAAAAAAAATACCTATGGTGCAGGCGGCGGAGGTACAACGCGTACCGATCCCTTTATCGGAAGTTATGGATCTGACGGTATTATTTATATTGAGGAGTTCAGCTGATGAAAACCTACGCCCGGATTGAAGATAAGCGAGTTGCGGAAATTGTCTCTATGAGTGTCAAGCCAGAGAAACTCTATCATCCGTCACTGGAGTGGGTAGATATTACCGCATTGTCTGAACAGCCCGGCTGTAATTATCTCTACAGTGACGGCGTATTTACAGCGCCATTTGTGGATGCCAAAGATGCTGGCTTTCTGGCCAGCAGCCGTTTGTCGGCAGAAATGGACGAAGCTAATCGTACTATAACCCCTTTGCAGGATGCGGTTGATATCAGCATTGCAACTGACGAGGAACTAACGCGACTGGCTGCATGGAAAAGATACCGCGTTATGCTGAGTCGGACGGATATCACGACCGCGCGAGATTTCAGATGGCCAGATAAGCCTGAATAAAAAATTCATTTTACGCCCGAAGTTTTCAGTTAAAAATTCTCAATGGCAAAATGTTTAATTCTACCATTGAATCATTTCATCAAGCCGCTTCAGAATGTCAGGAAAATAGCTTTCATTAAGGCTGAAGTCACCTTTAACCTGAACGCTGTCGGCGTGTGGTTCAGGGCGGATATCAAACTCCACTATAACACCTTCTTTACCCGTAACTTTTCTGATAACCATATTGAGCTGGCCACGTTCGCTGCGAAAATTAAAAGGTTTTAATTCACGCTGCGTGATAAGTGCCTGGTAATGTGCGAAAAACTCATCCTTTAAAATCTTTAGCTCGCCGATGGTAAATTCAGTTTGAAACTGCATTTTAAGGCCGCTAACAGAGAACTCAATCCAGGACTGGATCCAGTCCCATAGATGATCAACCGGGTCGGCCTCATCGTCTGAGATTCTTTCAAAGGGAGAAATTACAAATGTGAAATCTTCATTGCGCAAATCAAACATACAAGTTGTCCAGTCTGTCAATCCATGTATTTAAAATGCGTTATCGTCCAGTCTGACTCACGCACGACGACTTCAAGTGTGTATTCTTTATACTCATATTCCATTGTTTGCTTATTAAAGCGTAGTTTAAACAATCTGGTCTCATATCTGAACATACCTTCACCTTTGCGGGGATCTGCCATCCGCCTGCCATAGCGAATCGCTCTTTCCTGAATTTGCAGAGGGACATAGCGACTCGGTTCATACATATGTTTTGCAGCAGTCTCGGTCATTTTAAGGTTACGTGCATGCAGCCCGAGTTTAAGTCTGCTGCGCAGAAAGGATATAGTGGAGTGACTGAGCTTCGCATAAACAGCGGCACGTGCCCCTGATTCAAACAGCACCCGCCCTGTACCAAGGATACGAAAAATACCCAAGCCAAACAGGGCAATATCAGTGGGATCGATCAGGGGTGTTTCAAGCGGCGCTTCTTCCAGCCTGACAAAATGTCCCTGCACATCATAAATCTGCCATAAGCCCGGAGCCTGTACCACCGTGTAACCGATACACATTCCGCTGGCTTCATCTGTTACGGGCTTTGCATTTCGGGGCAAATGGCGGGGCCGAATCTCAAAAAAACGCCCTGAGGCAGTCTCGACTCAAATGTGTAGTAACGTCCGAATTCCTGTTTTGCTGCTGTTCCTGAAATCATTCTCAATCCCTCGTTCATGACAATGGCTGTTTTATAGTGCCACAAGAAGATAAAACAATCATTTTCTGATAGATGCCCATGATCCTGTTAACAGACGGCAACTGCGTGTGCCCCTTTCCCTGATGTCAGACCATGAGCACTCCCTCAAAACAGCATGCATCAAATGTCTGATTATCTTTATGGTGTCCGCATCGTCTGAATAAACGATGCCAGGCGCACAATTTCTACCACAATCGTAAAATGTTCTAAATCGTTCAGGATATTGATGCTGAAAATGCAACATAAGCGTACTTATTGCGACAGGGTATAAGCAGGCTGCGTAGTTATTTACTAAAGGATAGAAACGGCAGGTTTAGTAAACTCAATCCACTGGCGTTGATGGCGAAGAAAAATAGCGACAAAGTGGCGGCACAGAGTCAAGCAGAGTAGAACAGGAAGTAACAGGAGCGGGCTTAACTGATTGATTTCACGTTAAGTCATTGATACGAAGTGCCAACCAAAAAAAGACCGAATACGATTCCTATATTCGGTCCAGGGAAATGGCTCTCAAGGAGCCGTGCGCTAAAAGTTGGCATTTATGAAGGCGGTGTCGCCTTGCCATTTAAGATTAGAACAGCGCGGTGGAAATGCCAGCAAACGCGGGAATCAGGGCCATAAACTGGATCAGATTGTGATCGCAACGGCAAAATTTCGGAGAGTGGGCGCAGCGCGAGGCTGCACCCGAAAGGCCTATTTTCCGCACAGCGCCTGAGTGCGTTCGATAATCGGCTGCAGGCTCATCATCTGGCCCGGATGGGCTTTGTCTTCGGCCTGAATCACGCTGATCGGCTGGGCTTTCACCTGCTTGTTTTTAAACAGTGTGTCAGCGATGTCGTTCAGCGGGTATGTCATCAGCGTACTCGGATTGATGGCAAACATCGCACCATCTTTCTCGCAGGTCAGCATCACCTCTTCACGATTAAAGGGCCACTTATCTTTACCGATCTCAAAGCGGCTGACGGTAATGATTTGCGCCGCCAGCGCCTGGCCGCATACGGATAACAACAGGATTGCGGGAATCACTTTCTTCAGCAACAT